ATCGAGATCGACAGTGAGCAGATGAACTTCTATAAGGCCGCTGAACCGAGGAACGACCGTGTTTCCGGTAGCGGCTTTCCGATTCTGTATCCCGGTTATAACGACATCGTTTTTAGTGGCGGCATCACATCGGTCACCATTATTCCAAGGTGGGTGACGCTATGATTCCGGTACTATACAGAGCAAACGCAACAGAGTTCACGACCTTCGGCCTCGGTGCGCTTTCTGACGCTATCTCCTGTGAGGTGAGTGAGGAGCGCAACGGTGCCTTTGAGCTGGTGATGAAGTATCCGACCACCGGCCAGAACTATGAGCTTCTGGCAAACGAGCGTCTGATCAAGGCCAAGCCCAACGACACCGCCAACGATCAGGCTTTCCGCATCTACAGGATTACCACTCCGCTGAACGGCGTCGTGACGGTTTACGCCCAACACCTGTCGTATGACCTCTCGAATATCGCAGCCCTCCGGTGGGAAGCACACAGCATTTCACCAACGCTGGCGATGCAGCGGGTCTTTCAGAATACAGCTACGCCTCACAATTTCACCTGTCAGACCGATTATTCCGAAGCAAAAGCGTTCTCGGTTTCCAAGCCGCAGAGCGTCAGAGCTTGCCTCGGCGGTGTGGCAGGTTCCTTTTTGGACCTCTGGGGCGGCGAATACGAGTGGGACAACTGGAGGGTCATCCACCATCAGGGCCGTGGTCATAACACCGGAGTGGTGATCGAGTATGGAAAGAACCTCACCCAGCTGGAGCACGACAGCGACAACACCGATGTTTACACAGATATGCTCCCGTATGCGGTTCAGACAGCCGAAGACGGAACCGAAACCGTGGTCACGCTGCCGGAAGTGTTGCTGCCTATCACTGGCTCCGAACTCGTGAGGCGAAAGACGCTGATCAAGGACTTCACGGAGTATTTCGAGTTTGGAGACAACATTACCGAGGATGCTCTTCGGGCAAGGGCCACGAGCTATCTTGCCAGAAATCCGCTCGGCATCACTGCACCAACGCTCACAGTTGCCTTTGAACCGCTGTGGAAACAGCCGGAATATGCTGCCGTACTGGAACGTGTGTCCTTGTGTGATACGGTGACGATTCGGCACTCGGCTCTTGGCATCACCTCCAAAACAAAAGTGATCAAGACCGTTTATGATACGCTCTCCGAGAAATATGTGTCCATCACCCTCGGAAACGCCAAGGCCAACCTGATCAATTCGGTTTCCGCTGCCGAAGCCGCCGCACAAGCGGTCTCCGCAAAGGTAGACAGATTCCCGGCTCTGATGACCGCTGCCATTCAGGGAGCGACGAGTCTTATCACCGGGCAGACTGGCGGCTATGTGGTGATCCACACGGACTCCGAAAACGGTCAGCCCTATGAGCTTCTGGTAATGGACGCTCCGAAGATCGCTTCTGCCGTGAACATCTGGCGATGGAATGTGGGCGGCCTCGGTTTTTCCCATAATGGCTACAACGGCCCCTTTGAAACGGCAATCACCTCCGACGGGCAGATTGTCGCTGATTTCATTACTGCCGGTTCACTGGCTGCCAATATCATCAAGGCCGGAGTTCTTTCCTCGCAAGACGGGTCCTCCTATTGGGATCTGGAAACCGGCGAGGTCGTGCTTAGGGCCTATGCCACTACGGAATCCGTCATCGAGACAAACGAGCGGATCACCGAAATTGAGGAACAGAAGATGTACCGGCTGGTGATTACGTCTTCAAACGGGAACATCTTCAAGAACAACAATATCCAGACCACGCTCTCCGCTGTTGTCTTTTCGTGGGACACGAATGTGACAGACACCCTTGATCCTAACCAGTTCATCTGGACAAGGGTATCGGATGATCCCGTAGCGGATCAGGCGTGGAACGACGCCCATTTCGGCGGGACCAAATCTATCAATATCACAAGAGACGATGTCAATGTTCGTGCGACCTTCTTCTGCGATCTCATTGACACCACAACAAGAAACAGCTTACTCGGCTGATTAAGGAGGTTTCTCTCATGAGTAGAGCACAAGGCCAATTTACGATTATTGACTATAATGACGCCCTGACCCTGACCGGGTACATTGGCTCCAATCACCCGAAGACCCAGATGTATAATCCGGACAACGCAAGCTATACGCCAAGCTGGGCTTCGACCAATCTGGTGCTGACGCCCAGCCTTTATATCATAGGGACGACCACGGACCAGATTACCTCGGATAACGTGCAATCTGTCAGCTGGTATCAAGGCACTTCTACCACGCCCATCACTACAGGCGGCAACTACGCCTTGAGTGGCACGAAGAACCACATCCTGACGGTCAAGGCCAATATCATGGCTGGACTTCCCGGAGTGGATTTCAAGTGTGAGATTACCTACAGAGACCCCAGTACCGGTCTGGATCTCGTGCATCCACTTTCCATTTCCTTCTCTCGTGTGGTCAACGGCAGCGGCATTGTAGATCTGCTTGTTACCACTCCGAAGGGTAATGTGTTCAAGAATGCGGAGGTAGCCACCTTGACGGCGAAGGCAGAGCTCTGGCGTGGTTCCACGGTCGACACCACCAATGTCACATACAAGTGGGCCATGATGGACGCTTCGGTCACCTCGTCATCTTCCGCAGGTTACGATGCTGACTTCGGCACCGGCTGGCGCAAGCTGGCGAACACGACGAATATGTACTCCGGCTGTACTACAAACACTTTGACCATCTATGCGGCTGCTGTTGAGAGCTATGCGGTCATTCGTTGCTGCGTCAAGGATACCGACTCCGCATCAGCTACCTACAACAGCAAGTTCTATGATGTCTGCACTTTCATCGACAACTCCGACCCGCTACAGGTCATCATTTCTTCGACCGGTGGTGACATCTTCAAAAATGGTGTCGGCACAACGGTTCTGACAGCGGTCTGTTATCAGGCCGGAGCCGAAGTAGATGCTGCAGGAAACGGCACCTATACATGGACCAAATACGACAAGAACGGAGCCATCGACACTGCATGGGGCACCAACGGCACCAAGACGGGAAAGACACTCTCCGTGTCCACTTCGGACGTCGATACCAAAGCAACCTTTATGGTCGTGGTGAATATCTGAGGAGGTGCTTCCATGAGGGCGATAGGCCAATTCACAATAACAAACATCTGTGATGTGGTGGCTTCCGAAACGGCTCCGGAGAATCCTTATGTCGGACAGCTGTGGGTGGACACCTCGGTATCGCCTCCGGAAACAAAGATATGGAACGGTGCGGAATGGGTCGTGCAAAACGACATTGAAACCCTCCGCACCACTATTTCCATTCTCACCACAAAGAGCGCAGAGCTTCAAAGCACCATCGACGGTCTCAACAGCTATGTTGGAACCATGACAGAGACGCTTGAGACCGTTACTGATAACCTTGGAAACGAGCATCAGACCGTTCTGGAGATGCAAGCGCAGATGTCGCAGCTTCAGCAGACCATTGACGGTCTGACCGTTCAGGTCACGAACCAGTACGCTGGCGGCCTGAACTTCATTCAGAACTCGGCGGGTCTAAACGGCATCTCAGATGATTGGGTGAAGACCGGAACCGTCACGGTTGATACTTCGACTGACACCCAGAACAACACCACATCCGACAGCTGCTTTGTACTTGGCTCCTCGTCCACGCTCAAGCAGACGGTAACCGGACTCGTAATCGGGCAGTCCTACGCATTCTCACTTCGGGCAAAGAAAACTAAGGCAAGCTACTCCAGCTATATTCGGGTGGAATATAACGGCAACAAGTACGCTTACTTCTTCAATCAGACAACCACATTCGGTTGGCAGGATTTCAGCCTTGTGATCGACGACATCACCGACAGCACAATCGTTCTTTATATTTATAACCGGTATGCTTCACTGTATGTCTCCGACATCATGATGGTGGAAGGACCTACGGTTCACAACTGGACCCCGGCGCCAAATGAGATCTACACCAATGAGGTCAAAATTGATAAGCACGGCATCGCTGTTTCCAATGCGGCATCGTCCCAGCGGACGGTTATCACGAATACCGAATTTGCCGGTTACTACAACGATGAGGTCATTTTCACCCTGAACAAGGATGAAACCCAGACAAAGAAAACCACAGTGGACGGCGAGCTCACTGTGGGAAAAACAAAATTCGTACCGATGACGACGGCCTCTGACGGCTTGAACATCGTAATTCTTGACTAAGGAAGGAGGCAACCGATATGGCACTTAGCGGCAGCTTTCAAAACCTGCCTGTAAACAACTTCGGCCTGTATTGCACATGGTCGGCTACGCAGAGCGTCACCGGGAACTACTCGGATGTGACGCTGAATGTTTACCTGAAATACTATACCTTGGAG